CTTCATCAACAACAATTGCACCCGGTAACACAATAGGATTGAAGCCAATTTGCCCTTGTAACCCGTTGCACTTGGTTCCGATCTCCATTAATAGAGAAATGATAGCAGAGCGGCGGCGCTTGAAATAGCTGTTATTCATTATCTCGAATCCGATCTCCATCTCAGACGCGTTGAAATTCCCATCACTTGGTAAACCAAACAGGGTGGAGGATGTGACCGAGTGCCCGACCAATATGTTCTTTCTATTGTCCGAGCCTAGGCTCAGGTATCTCGCGTTGAGATCGTTTCCGTTGAGCCTTTCAACAGTGATAGCGTTGTCCTTTCCGTTGTTGTAGAATAAGAGCGTACCACCCGCGCCGTCTGACCCGCTTTGATCTCTGAACTTTCGTTCAATCTTTCGGCGGTCCTCATCCTCTGGCGGTTTTCCATTGTTCATGTTGACAATGGTACCCATGGCGAAGTTGTTTATTATCTCGCGATGTTGAAAGTTGATTATCTCGGCATCCGTTTGAATTGATTTGATCGCGCCGATGTACGGCGGGAATGGGTATTCTCCACTTTCAATTTTTCTGGCTCCGGGAAATAATGTCTGTTTTGTTGGCGCTTCCCATAGTACATAGAACTGAAAGGAGTCTTTGTTCTTTAAGTCTAAAGGCTTGTATGTTGTTACTTCTTGTCTGTTGTCTGACCAATCAGGAGACACAACTAAATCATCTCCATCAATGGCTTTTCGCGCTGTCTCAAACGGGATGATGTCGAGGCGTTCGCATTTGTCCTTTTTAAGATCCCAGCGTCCTCGTATTGCAATACTATTGCCTATCTCTAAATCCATTGACAACTCCTCTGTGAGGTCATCAAGGTTTCCTTGTGCTGTTCCGTTTTTGAAAAACTCCTCCCACGCAACTTGATCGGCTCCGTCGTAGGTCAACCCACCGCTCACGGTATAAAATACCTTTGATCGGATTATTCCGGAATGAATAGGCGACGAATAAAATAGACTGTTTAACCACTGAGGATATAGGTTGTCTTTACCCCATGTTATCACGTTGTTCCGCTTATCCTGTTGCTCGACTGGGTACTCCGTTACTCCGGCTCTACCCATCAACACTGGCACCGATGATGTGGCCGGCTTGTTCTGGGATGTGTTCCCCTTATTTCGTTTACGATTTTGCATAAATCTCAGCGGTTAACTCTGGCGCGTCGTATGCTTGACCCGTCGTCGGTGTTTGTAAAATTATCATTGCGCCTGTCTCCAATAAGGTCATCCCTGTTGGGTCTGTGTCCACGTTGTTGGCGTTCTCGTATATGTCGTACCTGTAAGTCCCGAACGGCATGTCGATGTCCGTAGGGAGGATCAGATCAAACTCCCCATATCTAGGATTGCCGGGGTTCTTTCTGGTTAGGTAAACACTGTACTCCTCCTTTGTTTGTATCTCCTTAAATAGGAAAAAATAGTTCGGAGTCTCAAGGTCAACGACTTGCACGGCGTCGACGCTTAGGACATTGGTTGTATTTCGTTGTAAGTAGAGTGACAATGTTCTCAAATTTAATCAATCGATTTGACTAAATCAACCAAGTCAGATTTTTTGGCGTTCTCATCGTAGTCAAGCCCGTATTCATCCAACATCTCTTTGAGTTCTGTTTTGGTTTTCCCTGCTGTTGGGTCAACTGGTTCCATTGGTACAACTGGCGCCTCATCAAAAAGATCATCACGCCCATCCGCTTTCAATGCGTGGATGTTAGCCTCGCAAATTTCAATCATTGAATTGAGCACTTTTGAGTGCGTCATCTGTCCTATAAATTCCTTTTTTAACATCGCTATGGTATAACAAAAAAAGGGGCGAGCATGAACCGCCTACCCCTTTTTTAAAAATGGTTTGTATTTCTTTTATGGGTGAACCGCTAATAGTGCAGTGATGATTGCCGCATCTGTGATAATAGGTGCAACATCATCCTCATCTCCTTCAAAGTTTAGAGTCCATCCGTTGAGGTCTGTTCCGGCTTGACCTGATACACCGTCACCCGTGGTGATAGTGAGTCCGTTGACAGCGCCGTAAAACTTCGTTTTCCCGTTTCTGAACTCAACCACTACATGGTGGTATCCTTTCAACAGCGTGTTGACGTGTTGATCGGTTGCTAGTTCATCGTCCTTGAGAATCATTTGACCCCCTTGAATAACTGTCATCGCCCCGTTCGCACGGTCACCCGTTGCGGTCTGAGTCATTGACGCGGAGTTCACATCAAACGAAAAACGGAACGCCGTACTCGTTGATGTTAGCGCCGTAACCGTTCCCGCTCCATCTGTGGTGTACGTGTCTAGGTTGCTCGACTCAATTGGGATGATGGACTTTACGCCGCCTCTGTTGCGGCATGCTTGTTTTGAGTATCCACTCGTAATTTCGCAAGACATATTTTTATAGTTTTTGCAAGATGGGGAGACATCCGCCTCCCCTTCTCAAGTGAATTTTTATGATAAAGTTCTCGCCATACGTACAAAGTACTGAGGGAGGACGTATTCAACGCCTGATCTCCACTTAACTGAGAAACGTAGTTTCTCGTCAGTCTCGTTGTACTTCGCCTCGAATCCGTTCTCGTCTCCTGCGGTGTCTGTACCGTAGAAAATGTACGGGTAAACAAAAACGTATACCTCCTCGGTGTTGTTGAGTTGAGGCATTGAGCGAACCATTGTGCGTGTTGATGGGAGCATGAATGAAATTTCACCATCCTCATCCGTGAAGTCAACTTCTGCGCTGAAATCTTTGTCGTTCCATACTTGGTTTAGACAGTTGCGAGCGATGGCATAATCAACCACAATCTCGTGAGCAAGTCCGTTGTCCTTCACATCTCTTGGAATAGCGGCCTCAACAACTTTCAAAGCGTCGAATCCGTTGTCGTCCGTGATAGTTGGATAAGGTACTGTTGCAACAACAACATCCGCATCCGCTTTGAGTTTCTTTCTCATTCCATCAAAGTACGTGAGGTTTGCATCAAGTGACGCAGTATCACCGTTGATGACTAGGTCCTGAATACGTTTTTGCACTTTCTTGATGTAGTACGCTTCGATCACTGCTTGCATTGGCATCTCAGTGTCCTGACGGTTTGCACCCGCTGCGTTCGTCATTTGCGCCCAAGTACCGTTGAGGTCCTCGTTGCAATATTCCTCTTGGACTTTCAGTCTCTTTGTCGTGAGTGTTTCGTCAGTGTAGACGACGCCACCCGACGCGTTCCATCCGCAAGTGGTAGCCGCTTGAACGGTTACAACTGAGGAAAGGAGTTTGATGTCTTCTGATCCTTTGTTTCCGTCCTGAGTGTTGATTCTCGATAGGAATTTAGATGAGGCGATCAGGTCCTCGATGAACATTGTTGACTGCTCGTCAGTGTACGGGTCAAGCGCCGACACATCCCAATCAAACTTGTCTTTGATTTTTTCGTGAAATGTTTTCATTTTTTTGATTTATTATGTTATGGGCTAACCCGTAATTATTTCTTTGTGTATAAAAGGTCGCGGTATGATTTCGGAGCCTCTGTTTTTCTCGCTGGCGCTTTGTCCATTTCCGCTTGGAGTGCAACACACTGCTCAGACTTTTCGCTGAGGTCCGTCGAAAGTGTTTCCTTCGCTTCTTTGAGTGCTGCGATTTCAATATCTTTCGCGGCTAGTTCCGTTTTGATTGATTCCATCGCGGTCTTTTGCTCCGCCTTGAACTCGTTCAACGCTTCCTCAACTGCTTTATCCATGTCCTCGCCATCTTCGTCAACTGTCTCGGTCACCATTTCGGTCACTGTTCCCGTTGAATCTACTGAGAGCACAATCGTTGAGCCTTCAATCTGAATCGCGTGGTTCCCTTCTGGGGCTTGGATGTTGTTATCCTCTTCGTCTTTGATAAAGACCTCCGTGCCCACTTCTAGTTCGCCATCCCAAAACAACTCCACGCCATCCGTGGTGGCTGCTGATTCAAACTTATCAGACTTTAAGAAAGCTAAAATGCTCGCTTTTACTGTGTCAAATTTTTTCATTGTATTTCCTTTTTTAAATTCCTTTTTAAATTCCTCCGAATCGTTGCCATCAATCATAACGACCATGCCATCACTATTCACTTGAATAGGTGTGCCGTCTGTCAAGAAGTATTCCCCAGATTTAAGGAGTTCGGCGTTGCCCTCTCCCCACATATCTGTTGTGAGCACTTGACCGATTGAGATGCTTTCCTCAAGCACATCAATGAACCACTTTGAAATCTCCACAACTGTGGTGTGTTTTTCTTTGTCGTGCTTCGCTTTGGCTATCTCTACCTTGAATAGATCAAACCATCCCTCAATTGAGAATCCTGTGATGTTGCCCTCGATGATGTCCTTTTTGATAAATTCCCATTCGTTCTCATCGCTGACGAAGTACGCCACCATCATGGAGCCGTCCTTGAGCTTTTGGTCTGCGAACAGGTCGGGCGCTGTGATTCCGAGTTCCTTGTCAGTGTACCAAATAGAGTCTAATTGGATGCCGTCCACAACCTTTGACATGTCGTGGTCGCGGTTCACTTGGTGGAGGTGCTTATTTGCCAGCATCTTTTGACCGATTTTGCGGGTTCCCGCCTTGTCAAAGTAGACATTGTACTCCGTGCCGTCTGGATCGCGTCTATAAATCGGTTGATCTACTGCGATACCAACGCCCATGATGATCCGTTTCTCGTCGTTGAACGAGAATTCCATCTTTGGTTTCTTGTCCTCGGAGAACGCAATAAATGATTTTCCATGCGCGGGGTGTTTAACCAAGCCCATGAAATCCATTCCCTCTGTGGACTCGTCCACAATCATTTTGTACAATGGTAGCATCGTATAAAAGAGTTTTTATAGTTGGGTTTTCCGTTTCACACTAGTCGAGCGTTCTGATCACCTCGATTTTACGCGTCGAGTTCTGTACGTTTGACATGTCAACGGCGCTCACTACGAGTTTAGGTTCACCGGGTTCGCCACCTCCTAAGAATGGGGCCGTCTCGTTTACTGAGTCGGCGTTCCCTTGATCGGGACCACCACCCGGAACAGACACACCGCCAACAGTTGGGACCGACGCAGAGCCCGAGCCCTGAAACTTTGCCGAACTGATCGCCGCAATTTGTGCCGCTGTTATTAAACCCGCCGAGGCTATCCCCGCAATCCCCAAAGGAGATGGAGGTGGGCCGAATTTTGCAATCGCTTGAACGGCTGCTTGTGCTCCACCGATTAGGGCACGGGCTATGTTGATTTTCTTTTCGCGCTCAAAGGCTTTGCGCTCGATTGCTTCGCGTTTCTTTTCGTCGTCACCCGCTCGATTCAGTTGGGCCTCTGCAAA